ACAGGAACTGACATCAGCTAAAATAGCTTCATAACCCTTCCATAGATCGGGGCGGTGGGAGACTGCCGCCCCTTTTTTAAGCAAAGATGATAGACGATAAAATATACATACGACCAGCAAGCATCAAGGTAAGCGTAGCACCTACTGACTTAGTAGTTACTGTCAATGAATTGAAGACTCATTTAAGAGTCAGCCATTCAGACGATGATACCTACATTCAGAGCCTTATCAAGGCAGCTACGCAATTTGTAGAGCAGTACACAAGACAAGTGCTGCCCGAAACTACATTTATTGCCTACTATGACTATGTGAGTGATTTAGAAATCACACGCTATCCAATATCATCTATCACATCTATCCAATACTACGATAACAGCAACAGCTTGCAAACGATAGATAGTCAGTACTACGAAATAGACTTAGCTGACTTCCCTGCTCGTGTATGGTTCAACAAGGAATACGAAGTGTATGACTTCCGACCAGCAGGATGCTTGGTGACATTTGTAGCAGGCTATTCAGATGTAGCGGATATAGATGCAGGCTTAAAACAAGTGATAATGATGATTGCCGCTGATATGTACGATCAGCGTATGAACATGGTGCATGGCAGCAGCAGCAAATCAGTAATTGACTACGGACTATTGCTCACAGCATGGCGTAAAGACTACTTCGCATGAACGCAGGTTACTTAGATAGGAAGATAGTAATTGAGCAGCAATCTACCACCAGAGATGACTTTGGTGGCGAGAATATCACATGGGCAACCTACAAGACTATCTGGGCAGGCATAGCGTATAAGCGAACAACGGAGAAGACAGAGAGTGAGCAGACAGTAGCAAGCAGAGTAGTAGAGTTCACCATTAGGGCATTAGATGCCCCATTGGTGGATGAGAGCATGAGAATCAGCTACGATAGTCAGATATTTGAGATAGAGGGGGTATTGAAGCATGGAAGGAATGACAAAACGATTTTAATGACAAAAGTAAAAATTTAAACAAATGGCAAGTTCAGGAATAAACAACGGAACTCTCACGGCACTCTATGTAGAGGCAAATGGTGGGGGATTGACAAAAGTCGCAGAACTAACAAACACAGAGTTCAGCGCAGAAATGGCAACAAGAGATGCATCAACCAAAGACAGCGGTGGATGGCAAGATGTACTTGAAGGGCAGAAATCATGGACAATGAGCGCAGATGGCTACTTCGCAGAAGATGCTACATTTGGCTTCACAGACTTGTTCACCGAGTGGACAAACAGAAGACAAGTGATAGTAGCTTTCTCATCAGGTGTAACAGGCGATAAGCGTTACAAAGGTTTCGCATACATCACTTCACTTAGCAGATCAGCCCCCACAGAAGATAGCGAAACATTTAGCGTATCTCTTCAAGGCACAGGTACAATCAGCGAGTTCAACGTATCTTAATCTAAATAGTTATGAAGCAGATTACAATCAACGGCAACAGCTACAAGGCCAAACTCAACATACGAGCGGCCAAAACATTTGAGGAACAAACAGGCAAGGACATCAGCCAAGTGTCAAGCATTACGGACATGGCATCTTTGGTGTATGCTTGCGTTCACGCTGCGGCAATCGCAGAGAAGAAGGACTGCCCATTGACTATGGATGACATAGTAGATGGGGTTGAGTTAGACGAGTTGAGTAGCATAGTTGAGCAGATAGCACCCAGCGGACAGGGGGAGTAAATTCCCCTGCCCAAAGGGTAGATATAGTTCACTTGCTTGGTGTTGCAGTAGGTGAAATTGGGTTAGGGGTTGAAGAATTTTACAATCTTACCTTTGAAGAGTTTGCAGAGATAACAACTGCTTACTTCAAGAAGGAAGAAAGGGTGTACAAGAATGGGTGGGAGCAGGCGAGGTTTGTAGCTTATTACAGCTTAGTTCCACATCAAGGAAAGAACAAGCGGTTAAAGCTAACAGATGTAGTTAGGTTTGAGTGGGAGAAGAAGCCCATTGTGAAGTTGGATAGAAAGACAATGGATAAGATATTTCCGAAGCATATTAAAAATGGCAGGACGAGATAATGACTTTTTTACACTCGATGACTATGAGTTAAAACTCTACATCAAGCGAATGAAGCAAAAAAGCTACAAGGGCATGATTAGTGATGCCACAGCTATTGCTCGTCAGTCTGCCAACGATATCAAGAGGGCATATAAAGAGTTTGTTCCAAAATCAGACAGATCAGGTGCAACGAAGGAATATGGTTTTACTTCTGGAAACTTGCGTAGGTCTTTGCGATTGTTTAAGAAAAGAAAAAGAGATCCATTAGTAGTTGAGTTTAGTGTAGGTTTTAAAATGCACTTATATGGACAACTTAAAGACTACATTAATATGGATGGTAAAGGCACAAGGCATGATGGGTGGTATGGCTCATTAGTAGATGCAGGGGTAGCAGGAAGAACGAGGAAGAAGAAAAGAAAAAAACTTGCGAAATCATCAAGTGCTGGATTTAGAGGTAGAGCAAAGGGCAAAGTTAATTCTGTCCTTGCAAGGGGGATTAGCGGAAGAGGTGTGAGGGTGTTAAAAAGAAGATTAGAAAAAGACTTATTAGCGAATAGATAATGGCGTTCAATTCAAGGAGCATAAACTTTAAAGCTGGTCTTGACACCAGAGGCGTTGCCACAGGCGTTCAGCAGATACAAGGCCACATGGGCAAGCTGTCGAAAGACGTTAATAGGATTAAGCGTTCTTTTGGTGGGCTTGGTACTGCTATTGTCGGTGCATTTGCTCTTGATAAAATTACTGGATTTGCCAAAACAACAGTCAATGCCGCATCAGACTTAAATGAAACGATAGGTAAGACACAACAGATATTTGGGAACACATCATACGAGATTGAAAACTTTGCAAAGGTTGCATCATCAAGTTTGGGGTTGTCGCAGCGTGCTGCAATGGATGGAGCAAGCACTTTTGCAGTATTTGGTAAAGCAGCAGGACTGACTGGCTCTGAATTAACCAAGTTCAGCACTGATCTTGTAAAATTATCATCAGACCTTGCTTCATTTTACAACACATCGCCAGAAGAGGCGATAGTTGCAATAGGTGCTGCATTGCGTGGCGAATCAGAGCCAATTAGAAGATATGGCGTATTGTTGAATGATGCTACACTTAAACAGATTGCTTTTGACAATGGCATCACAACAAGCATAAAGGAAGCATTAACGCCACAGAAAAAAGCATTAGCAGCAAATTTAGCTATCTTTCAGCAAACCACAGATGCGCAAGGAGATTTTGCAAGAACATCTGATGGGTTAGCTAATTTAACTCGTGTATTGAATGCAGAGTTAGAGAACTCAAAAGCAATATTAGGACAAGAACTTCTGCCGATGCTTACCGAGTTTGTCAAAAAAGTTACGCCAGCACTTAGTGAAATGATGAAGTATGGTCGTGCTGCATTTGGCACTATGAGTAGTAGCGACATAAGAAAATTAGAAGAAGATGAGAAAGCAAACGCTGCAAAGGAAAGCACAATCAGTCTTCAAAAGCAGCTAAACGATGAGCAGAAGCTATATAATGAACTTGTAAAAAGTCAATCATTTGTCATCACAAATGAAGAGTATAGAGATAGGATAAGATTTAAGGCAAAATTCAATGCGCTTCGTCAAGAGTATGATATGCGTGTTAGAATAGCCAATGAATCAATCAATGAAGCTATTTCCAAAGTTGGCGGCACTACTGCCCCAACACCAACAGAAGACCCGCTATCGTTAGAAGAGCAGATCAGCATTGCCAAGAAATCTAACAAAGCATTAAGCGAGTTGGAAAGTCAAGGGTTAAGCAAGGCACAGGTAAAGGCATTAGATACGGCATTCGCTATCAATGTGATGAATGACAATTTATCACAAATACCCGAAACATTAGCTACAATAGATTCAGGTCTTACAGGCAAGCCACCATTGTCAGAGTTCCAGAAAGGCATTGAGGAAATGACAGAGAATGTAAGGTCTATGCTTGAAGGGTTGGTGACAACAATAGCAGTTGACTTCTTCGGTGCTATCGGTGAAGCTATGGTAATGGGTAGTGATAGTTTTAAGTCATTCGGTCAGCAGACACTTGAAGCAATGGGTAGATTCTTCAAGCAAATCGGTGCTATGTTTATCAGTTATGGTATAGCAGCATTGGAGTTCTTTAAGACACTCTTAGTGCCTGCCAACGCTCCTGCACTTATTGCTGCTGGTGTTGCCTTATCTTTGATCGGTGGTGCAATTAGTGGGGCAGCAAAGAGCATGGCACAAACAGGACAACCATCAGGCGCAGGAGTGCCTGCTCAATCAGGTGGCATGGGTTACAACTTTGAAACAAGAATAGATGGCTATGACTTGGTGTTGGTTAATGATAGAAATCAAAGGTTAAGAAATAGAAGAGGGTAATGGGTGTAAGAATAAGATACGAGTTCACAAGCGACTTTGATGGCGTACAATGGCAATGCGACATTCACGATAGTGACTACGCAGCTGCTATCAATGCTGCATCAGGCAATGGTTTTCAGATAACGTACAATGGCAATGGCGATGCGCCATTAGCCAACGTAAAAGGCAGCAGTTGCAGGCTTAATCTTATTTGGCGTGAAGATGATGCCTTCTACACAGGATTCATCAATGATCTGAAAGGTGCAAATGAGCATGAGTTTGCATTAGTCATTTACAAAGACAGCAGCCTATATTGGGTAGGGAATATTACAGGCGATAGTTTAAGCTGGGGCAATGAGAACACAGGTCGCGAACTAACGATTGATGCCATAGATGGCTTGGGTAGGCTGCGTGATATGAACTACGATGGCATCCTTCCGAGTGTTGCAGAGGAAATGACAGACACTAAGCAAGTGTTTGAAGTGTTGCTTGACTTGCTTTCAATTAACGAATTAGATCAGTTCTGGGGAGCATCAGACCCATACATAGAGTTTGAGCCACATTGGGCGTTGAACACAAGCTACACAGATTGGCTTGATAGATTGTCAGTTCCAAGACTATTATTCTTGGACAGAAAAGATGAAGAATCAAGAATAAGTGACGAGCCAAAGAGTGTCTATGAATGTTTGGAGATTATCCTAACGCACTTGAATATGCGGTTGATTCATTCAGATGGTAGATATTGGTTGCAGCAAGTGATGGGCATGAGTGGCGCAAATGCAGCCACACGATACACATACTACAAGGGCAATACTCCTGTGAGTAGCAGCCCTTGGAAGTGGTGGCAATCATCAGCCACAACGGTAGCACGAAATGCAGCAGTAGGCACAGATGTAGAGGTGTTAAGCGGTGGTAAGTTCAGCTACTTTCAAGGATTGCAGAAGGTGGAGATCAAAGTACCTGATGTTTACTTTGCGTATAGGGATATTCAGAACACATATGCTACCAAGAAATTAAATCCATCATCTTGCCCGATGAACGAGGTCACCAATATCGGCATAATAAAAGGCGGCACAGGAACAGGCAATCGACTTAGAATAATGTACTCTATCCGCATCAATCGATTCCATCCACTTGTAAATATATCCAATAAATACTTCTTGCGTGTACGCACGAAGGTGATAGCAGGAAGCTATCGACTTTGGGATAATGGCGTAAACAATGCTACTAATTTGTCATGGACAACGACAGACACATCGCATAGCGTGTACATTGATAGAGATTTAAATGGCGGTCATGACGATCAGTTCATCCTTTTTGAAACACCAGAGATACCATTCTCGGCAACAGATGTAGATGTAGATGTAACTTACGATATCATTGACAAGAACACAGGCACATCATATTCAATGACTCCTGTGTTGCTCAAAGGTGAAATAGAAGCATTTGATATTACTTATTTCTCAGGAGATGATGTAATAAGGCGGAGCAAAATTGTAACCCCCAACCCTACCATAACAGACTACGAGAATAACACAACGTACAACCACCCTGACTACTTGCTTGATGATTTTGGATTGGTTACAAATCAAAACTCATTTCAGCTAAACACCACAGGCACAACGTATGTGGATGTAACGGCTGTTGATAGCGGACATAGCACAGACAGGGTAATTAGTGAAACCATTGCCCAAGATGCAATGTCATTGCAGATCTATCCTATCCAAGTCTATGAAGGTGCTATCACAGGCTCATACGAGCCATATAAGACCTTTGAATACGATAGCAACTACTATGTGTTCAATGGCGGCACGTTTGACGCTAAGAACGATGAATGGAACTGCCAATGGTGGCAAAGTTCACCAGAGTTAGGAACGGTAGGCAATCCTGACAGAGATAATGGCAGAGGTTGGACATATGATGGTGATGACAGAGTTAGACCATTTCAGCAAGGCCCTACACAATGGGATCACTATGGAGATGTAAAAGATGTGTTTTACGGCGAAACGATAGGCGGTAGCGGCGGTAGTTATGGTGATGCGCTAACAACGCTCACCATCAATAGTGCAACGGAGAGTTTATTCAAGAATGGCGATGAACTGCTGATACTCAACCCTGACACATTAGAACTGCTTGAAGAAGTAACGCTCACATCAGATGTAGATGCCACAGATACATCCATCTCATTCAGTAGTGTAACGCTTGGAAACAACATCCCACCCGATGCAGTAATCTTGCGCAAGGGTAGTGATGGCTTTTGCTCGCCATCAATACGCACAGACGAGATACAGATAAACGGCAACACTTATACTGACATACCAACCACCGAGTACTACTATGGTGCTGACACAGGTAGTGATGTGTTGCCGATAACGGCAAGCAGCACTTTCTATGTCGTGAACACAGGCTCTTTCAACACTACTTATGCTTCAAGCAATATTAGCTACAACAATTCAACGCATCTATTTACCAACAACACAGGCAGCACCAAGCGATTTGTGGTGCAAGGTCAATTAGAAATTGATAGCATAACTCTTCCAGCCGAATCATCATACGACATACGCATGGCATTTGGCG